CGATGCGGCGCGGGAATTAAAAACTGAAAACTGTTTTTACAAAGCGGAAACCGGACGCACGGCGTACGTGTTATACTTGCTGTAGTTGCCCACGAAGCCCGCGTAGCCGCCGTAGAAGAACGCGCTGCCGGAATTGCACTCGCACGATGTCCACGGATAATAACCCGATCCGTAGCAGGTCGTCTTACCGAGGCGCGACAGCGTGCGGTTTACAGGGTCGCTTTCCCGGTCGGCGGACGTTAGCACGCGGTCGTGCATGAGCAGGTAGACTTCATCGACGGACGGCAGCCACCATGCGCCCGCTTCCAGTCCGGTAGTTGCGCCCTCGACCGTGACGCCGTAGTCGAGAGCGGCCGCAGCGGCCGGATAACGGGGAACGCTTTCGCCGTGGATGTCGACGAACCGCAGACCGCCGATCAGGTGCGTGTTGGCCTTGCCATCACGAAGCAGCGCGCCGTAGGCTGCGGGATATTGCAGCAAATGTTCTCCGAACAGATAATCCCGGTAGGTCGGATAGGCGGCGACCAGTTCCGGGTTGGCCTCTTCCGTAAAGGCGCTTTCCCGAATTATGGTGCTGCTTCCGGGTTTGATTCCTGTGGTATCGCTTCCGTTGGCCGAATAGTATTGCAGGAATTTTTCGGGATTACAGCCCGCAAACGACGAATTAACGCCGTTGTTGCGGCGGACATATTCGGTTGACCCCTCGATCAACACCCCCGTCAACGTTGTTTGGTAGTTAATGTCTTCCGGTGTCCTTGCGATCTGACAACCGCCAACAACGGCAATCGCCGCACGGGAGGCGTTATACGTGTTCGAACCCATCACGACGAAATTGTCCGCCGCAGTCGCCGCCCATCCCCCATAATCCGTCGAGGAGTAATTGGGTGTCCCACCTTTGAGTTTCGCGTTGATAGCCGATGCAACATCCGCGAGCGTTGCGCCTGCGGTATACGCTATCGACACCTCTGCGGCGGCAGGGTCGGAACCGAGCTTCAACACGATTGTGCCGCCCGCAGCGAGATCGAAACCCGACAATGCAACCTCGTAGGTATGTGCCCAGCGGATGCTGCCCGAAACATGGTCGAGCGATACGATCAATAGCTGTTCACCTTGTCGCGCATAGACGACGGCCAGCGGTACAAGGTTTGCTGGAATCTGCGCCTTGGCAATCGTTGCGCTTTTGATGTATTTGATAACCCCGTCCGTTTTATCGAAAACGGCGAGATCGCCGATGGCGGCA